GATTCCGGCCAGCCTTTACTACGATTTGATCAAGAAGCTAGGCGAGCCACACCAGAACCAAAAGGCGTGGAAGCGTTGGCTCAACGATTCCGAAAACAGATTTTTTAGGTCAAGCGGCGGCTCAGTCTAATGGCAATTACCACCTATGCGGAACTCCAAACGGCAGTCGATAACTGGCTCGCGCGAACTGACCTGGCGGGTCGCTCGCCAGAGTTCATTGCACTCGCCGAGGCGCGCATGAGCCGCGAACTGGAGACGCAGAGCCAGGAAAAGCGGGTCGTCAGCACGATGACCGCTGACGACGCTTACGTGACCCTGCCGCCAGACGCGCGTCAGATCCGCAGCGTCAGGCTTAACACGAATCCAATATCGGTTTTACAGTTTCAGTCGCCGACGGCGGCAGACGATAACTTCCCCGGCACCGGCACAGGCAAGCCTAGATACTACAGCGTGATCGGCGGCGAATTATATTTTCGACCCTCGCCCGATGATAGTTACCAGGCCGAAATCCTCTACGTCGGCAGCGTGTCCGCACTGAGCGACACAAACACAACAAACACAATTCTCTCCCGTCATCCCGATCTGTATCTGCACGGCACGCTTGCCGAGGCATTCGGCTACCTGATGGATGAGCAGCGCCAAGCGCAGCACGACGCGCTGTTCACTCGCACGATCGCGGCGGTCAACGCCGACGAAGACCGCGTCAAGTACGGCGGGTCACCTCTCACAGTTCAATCTCAATATGGTGAAATACAATGAGCGCAATGAGCGACTACCTCGAAGGAAAAATTCTGGATCACGTCCTGTCCACGACCAGCTTTACAATGCCGACAGGCGTGTACGTTGGCCTGTCAACGGGCAGCTTTGGCGACGACAATTCCGGCACGGAACTGTCAGGTAACGGCTACGTGCGCCAGGGCGACGTTGCATTCGATGCTGCCAGTGGCGGCGTTGCGGATAACACCAGCAACATCGAGTTTCCGGCAGCGACCGGAAGTTGGGGTTCCGTCGGCTTCTTTGGGATTTTTGACGCGAGCAGCGGCGGAAATTTGCTGATACACGGGGCGCTGAGTAGTGCAAAAACCATCTCGACCGGCGATATCCTCCGCATTAGCGCGGGTGATCTGGATATCACCGCCGCCTAATGGCAACACTTGAGCAACTTGATAGCTGGGGCGACCTTCAAGCCCTAGACGCCTACGGCAACCTGGAGGCACTGGACGCGCTTGTCCTGCACTCCGGGGCTGCCACGGCGGCTATCGCGCTTACAGCATCTGCCCACATCTCAGGTGTGCAGAACGGCGCTGCGACCGCGTCGATAAATCTGACGGCTGCCGGTGTGGCTGCCAGAACCTTTGCCGGCGCCGGTTCAGTCTCAATCGCATTCACGTCGAGCGGTTCGGCGCGGCAAGTCTTTGATGTGTCAGGCAGCGCGTCGGCTGTACTCACCACAACTGCTGGCTCTGCTCTAACACGCGAAGTCACAGGTGCGGCAGCAATCACGTTGGCTGCGGCGGCGAACTGCAATTCAGTCAAGGAAGCGACTGCTTCGGCGCAGGTGCAGCTTACGGTCAGTGCGAATGCGATTGCCCAAGCGGCAGCCGGTGGGGTTGCCTCTATATCCCTCACCACCGCAACGCTCGCTGGGCGAGTCCGAAGTGTGCAGTCGAATGTAAGCCTGGCGGTTACATCGTCAGTTTCCGTGAATGCTGTTCGCAATGCCTCAGGCAGCGCGTCGGCAGCACTCACCGCGACTGCTGAACCACGCCTTGTCCACGAATTTGACGGTGCGGCAGCAATCACGCTTTCTGCTGCTGGCGACAGTAATCGCGTTCACGATATGACTGCGTCCTCGGCTTTGGCAATCACGGCGTCAACGGTGGCATCGACGCTAATGACGACAAGCGCGTCTGAGACAATCACGCTGGCCGGTTTGACGTCTGCAGATCGTGTTCGCTCGGCAGAGATGACCGGAACAATTTCACTCACCGCCGCAGCCGCTGCTGATCGGCTGCGGACAGCAGCCGGTGTTGGGCCAATCGTCGTGACCGCAACAACTAGCGCAAGCGCAACATTTGCGTCATCGGCAAGCGCGACACTGCAAATTTCTGCGGCGACGGACACCAGTGTTTTGCTGAAAAACTCCGCAGCGGTCGCAATCAATATCACAACAAATGCCGATGCCGATTATCTATATAGCGTCGTAGCCAACGGCAATGAAACCTGGACGCCGGTCGCTGACGGCAATGAAACTTGGACGCCGGTCGCTGACGGCAATGAAACTTGGACGGACGCGGCATGATAAATTTTGGCGAGTTCATTCCTGATCAGCCTGCGCTGAATAACGCCGGCGCGACCGAGGCAAAAAATGTAATCCCGGCAGCCACCGGCTACCGATGCTTTAAAGACTTGTCGCCGCTATCTGGTGCCGCCGACGCAAAGATACTTGGAATGTTTGCGGGCAAATCAGACAGCGGCGATGCCGCGCTTTACGTCGGCAACGCCAGCAAGTTGTATAAGTTTAACGCCGCAGACTCTTCGCTGACAGACGTCAGCAAGGCCGGCGGCTATTCGACTGCTGGCGATGATCGCTGGCGGTTCGTGCAGTTTGGCGAGACGCTGATCGCCACCAATTACGATGACAATCCGCAGACGGCGACCGTCGCCAGCGGCTCGGCGTTTGCAGATCTCGGCGGCACGCCGCCGAAGGCAAAATACATCGCCGCCGTCCGTGACCAAGTGATGCTCGGCTACACGAACGACGGCACGGACGGCGAGAAGCCTTATCGCCTCTGGTGGTCGGGCATAAATAGCGCGACCAGTTGGACGCCAGGCACGGGCCTGTCTGATTATCAGGACGTGGTTGATGCCGGCGACTGCACCGGGCTAATCGGCGGCGAGTACGCCATTGCGCTATTTGATCGTGCAATTGTGCGCCTCAGTTTTGTCGGCGCACCATTGATCTACCAGGTTGATCGGCTGACCAATCAGCGCGGCTGCTCAGTGCCTGTCAGGGTGGAGAGTGTCGGCAGCGCGATGGTCTTCTTCTTGTCCGATGACGGGTTTTGGATGCTGCGCGGCAACGAGTTAATGCCAATCGGTGCCGAAAAAATAAATCGCTGGTTCTTAGATCGGTTCAAAATTGCCAACGCGGACAATGTTGTCTCTGCGGTGGACCCCATCAACCAGAACGTCATCTGGGCCTACCCCAGCACGAACAGTGCGAGCGGCGAAAACGACGAGATTTTGATATACAATTACAACCTCAATCGCTGGTCCTATATTGAATCGGCCTGCACGGCCTTGTCGCAGCTTTTCACCGCCGGCTACACCCTGGAGCAATTGGACAACATTTCGTCCAGCATCGACGCGCTCCCCGCTAGTTTGGACAGTGCGCTTTATAAGGGCGGCTCTTTTTTCTTTGCCGGCGCGCGGGACGCGAAGGTTCAGTCTTTCACGGGCGACTGCCTGCCAGCCACGATTGAGACAGGCGAGTTCGCCGTCTCTCCAGGTAAGCGCGCGCTGATCAGCACCGTTATCCCGTACCTGACCGGGTCGTCTCCGACGGTGACCGTGGCGATAGGATCTCGGCAGCGGCAGATTGATGATGCGACCTTTACGTCCGCGACCAGCCTGAACGCGGACGGCTACTGTCCGACTAGGTCGTCCGGTGCCTTCCACCGTATCCGCATGAACATTACCGGCGACTTTGACGTTGCCCAGGGCGTTGACGTTGATGCGAAGATGATGGGGATGCGCTGATGGCGACGACAAGTTTCCGCGCGCTCACACCGTTTTCGGATGAGCGTGACGTGGCGACCGTCGTCAACAATATTTTATCTGGCAAGCAGAATAACACCGGATCGGTGACGCTTGCGACTTCAGCGACAACTACGACGGTGACCGACTACATCGTCGGGTCGGAGAGTGTGATTTTGTTTATGCCGACGAATGCCGCAGGCGCAACGGAACTTGCGGCCGGCGGCATGTACGTGTCAGCCCGCGCCAAGAATACTTTTACGATCACGCACGCCAACGCAGGCACCACGCGCACTTTTGATTATGTGGTCATCGGGTGACTTTGCTGCCGATTGGCAGCGCGCGGAGCCGCACATCGTCGCGGCCCTTCACCACGCCGGCGACACGCATGAGCCAGCGGACGTGGTCGAAATGATCATGGAGGGGCGTGCGGCTTTGTGGGTCGGCGATCGATGCGCGGTGGTGACACAGGAAATTGATCTGCCGCGCGAGACGCAGTTGCACTTTTGGCTGGCGGGCGGCGACCTCGATGAGGTCGTCGAGATCGTCGGCGACGTAGAGGCCGCCGCGCGCGAGGGCGGCATCACACGAATATCCATTATCGGGCGGCGCGGCTGGCGCGCCAAGTTAGACGGTTACCGCGAGGCCGGGGTTATTATGACGAAGGAAATCAAATGAGTTTTTTGGGTGATCTTTTTGGCGGCGGGGCAAAGCAGACGTCAATCGCGACCGCTACAAGTGCGCCACCTTCCTATGCACAGCCATTTCTAACCCGTGGCCTTGAGCGCGCAGAAGAGGTCTACAATACGCCGCGGGAGTATTTCCCCGGCCAGACGTTTGTAGATTTCAGCCCGACGACGCAGACTGCGCTTGATCGCGGCGAGGCGCGCGCGATGGCTGGCAGCCCGCTGGTATCGGGCGCACAGAATTTTGTGAACACGGCAATGCAGGGCGGCTTCTTGAACCCCGCTGCGGCGATGCTGCAAGGCACCGCGCAGGGCGACTATCTTGACAGCGGCAACCCGTATTTAAGCGCCGCATTGCAGCCCGCAATCGATCAGATACAGGGCCAGTTCTCGCAGGCCGGGCGTCTTGGTTCGGGTGCGAACATGTCTGCCATGACATCGGCCCTTGCGCCGGTTTACGCGCAGAACTACGCGACAGAGCGCGCCAACCAGTTGGCCGCGCAGCGGTCGATCGGCGACTTGGCGCAGACAGATTTTGCAAACCGTGCCGGCGCGGCTTCGATGGCGCCAGGGATGGCGGCGGAAGATTACACCGACGTCGGGCGCCTGGCTGCGTTCGGCTTGGCACGCGAGCAGAAAACAGCAGAGCAGCTTGCTGACGAGGTCGCTCGATACAATTTCTTGCAGAACGAGCCGCAGCAGCGCCTGGCAAATTACATGGCGACCATCCAAGGCGGCACGATTGGCGGGCAGTCGTCGCAGCCGGTGTACTCGGATCCGACAGCTTCAGCGATCGGCAACATTGCGGCGATTGGTCAAGGCGCCAAGTTCGCGAACGATGCCGGGCTGTTTGATAGTTCGACTTATTCCGGCATTGGTTCCGCGATCGGGAGCTTGTTTTCCTAATGGCAAATTACAACGATCTGATAAAGGCCGGCCTGCTTAACGCCGGCGACCGTCGAGACGCTGGTCTGATGGGCCTGATCGCGCTTGGGCAGAGCATTGGTAATCGCGGTGCCGCGCGTCTGTCACCGACGCCGCCGCCGCTAGACCTAGCGGGACCGATGGCGGTCTACCAAAATTCGATGAACACGGCCCTCCAGCGCGGTGCGCTTGCGAAGAAAATGCGCGACGAAGAAAGGCTGCGCGGCATGTTTGCGCCGCGGCCTGTCAACGAGCAGACGGCGCAGCGTATGGCGACGGGCGTGGTTAACCCCATCATGGCGCAGCCGGCAATGGACGATCCCGGTGCTTTTGGTAGCGACTACGACACATGGCGGCAGGGGTACATGGACAGGGCGCTGCCTCTGGCTCGCGAGCAGACCACAGTGCCGACCGCCTTGGCGGGTGTGCCGGCGGCGGCTCGGCCACTGATCAGCGCGGTTAGCGAAGCAAATCCAATGGCGGGCTTGCAGATGGCTGGCAACTTGATGGCGGAGCAGTTCAAGTACCACAAGCCTGAGTATCACAACGTCACCGTGAACGGCACGCCTATGCGATTGACCACGTCGCAGCTTGAACAGTATCGGGGGCAGGGGGCAACGATTGCGCCTTACTCGGCGCCAACCACTAGCATAAATATGAACGCCGGCAGAAAAGCGGACGAAGGTTTCGTGGATTGGGCGTTGAAACGCAGTAACGCTTTGCAAGAAAATGCACAAAGCGCGTCTGGCACGATTGCAAGCATGAACCAGCTTTCGAGCATTTTGGACAGTGGGATTAGTACTGGGTTTGGTACTGAGACAATCACAGAAATCCAGAGACTTGGTCAGCGTTTCGGGTGGACAAGCGAGGCAACAAACGCCGCCATAGCGAGCAAGGAAGGCTTCGCCGCAGAAACCATGAAATTGATATTACCTGCGGTAAAGCAGTTGGGCGTCAACCCGACCGACAAAGATTTGGATTTCATCGTCCAAGGAAATCCGTCGCTCGGTAAGACCCTAGCGGGTAATCGGTTTATGATTGAGATATTAAAAGTGAAGGCGGCTCGCGACCAAAAACTTGGCGAGTTTGATCGTGATTTTATGACGCAGAACGGTGATTTGTTGCGCACTAACCCGATGGAGTATCGGGTGCGTTACATGAGAGAGATCAGCAATCTCACACGAACCGATCCTCTCTGGACGGAAGCTGTTAAAAATCTGCGCTCCGCCGCCCCCGCCGGCACTCAACTCCCCTCATCACTGCAATAGGTAAGTCGGCATGAACCAGGTTTCAGCAGAGAGCAGCTTGCGATCTTTAGAGGCTGCGCTTATCCAGCAAGATAAGACGGTCGGGCTTAAACCGGGCGGTGGTGGCGAGAAGGCGTTGCGCTTAATACAAAGTCCCTCAGTCTCAAAAAGGGGATTGGGCGCTTTTCTTGACGGATTGCTGGGCGGTGGTGGTGCCGATGAAGTAATTGCGGGCATCAGGGATATGTTTGGCGAAGGCGATGATCTGGTCAAGGCTATCAATGAATATCGCGCGAATGTACAAAAACAACCAGAAATTAATCGCTACGCCGCAAACTTAGCGGAGCAACGCAAGAACCTAAAAGACTACGAAAAAGAAAATCCTGCAAAAGCTCTTAGCTATCGCACCCTGGGCGCACTTGTGCCGATGTTGTACCCGCCCGTAGCCAAGGCCAAGTTGGGTGGGCAAGTGCTCATGGGGGCTGGGGCTGGCGGAGTGAGCGGGTTTTTGAACGCCGAGGGCGGCTTTGAAAACCGCCTAAACGCAGCCGTCGTCCCGGCAGCCATCTCAGGCGCGTTGCCTGTTCCCCTAGCGGGCGCTGGCAAGGTTCTCGGCGCGGGGTATCGCGCGCTGACCAAGCCCAGTGTGCGCAAGATGGGATTGAGCCAGGGCGACGATGCGGTTCGCCAAGCGATTATTGATGATGTTGGATCGCTTGAAGAGGCAACAAAGATCCTGCGTGAGGCGCGCCAAGCTGGCAAGCCGATGGCGCTTGCAGATCTCGGTGACAATACCCGCGGCGTGTTTGATGCCGCGCACCTGTTGCCAGGTGAAGGCAAGCGGAAGATCAGCGGCTTTCTGAGGGATCGCGATAACGGGATCTTGGACCGGATGACTAACGATCTGAAGCTGGCGTTCGGCAAGCGCGGTCGTTTCTTTGATGAGTTCAAATCGATGAAGGATGCGCGCGCGCGAAAGGGCGGCAAATTCTACGATGTCGCAAACAAAAAAATCATTCCAATGTCGCGTGAGTTGACGGAATTGTTCCAGACACCATCAATGCGCAACGCCATTGAAAAGGCTCGCGAGATTGCCGCTGATCAGCAAGTCAAGTTACCTGACCTGAGCATCAATGATGCGGGGCGCCTGGTGGACGCGTCTGGCGATTTGGTTTCGGGCGTTCAAACGCAGTTTCTGCATTACATCAAAATGGGGCTAGACGACGTGGTGTTCTCGGCGGTCCCCTCCGCCGGTATTGGGCAGGCGCAGAAAGGCGCTATCCAGGGCGTGCGTCATAAACTGCTCGACATCATGGATGCGAATAACACTACCTACAAGGTTGCGCGTAATTACTGGGCGGGCGAGACGGCGTCGATGAACGCAATGCAACTCGGCAGAAAATTTTTGACCGACGACATTGATGAACTAGGCGCGGCCGTCGCACAAATGGGCAAGGGAGAAATGGATGCTTTCCGCATAGGCGCAATGCAGGGGCTAATGGACAACATCGAACGCCAAATTTCGACGGGCGGCGTTGCCCATAATCTTCTGAAGACGCAGCGAAATCGCAGCTTGATCCGTCAGACGTTCCCGAAAACGGAAGCTGGCACCAAGGCGTACAACAGGTTTATTAGCAACCTAAGTCGCGAGATCGACATGAAGCGAACTTCCGCGCAGGTTTTGGGTAATAGCGCCACAATGGCTCGGAAAGAGGCGGTGGACAACTTACGCGCAGGCGCCACGCGCGCATTGCCGCCGACGTCTATAACAGAGGCGGTCATGGGCGCGCTGCGGAAAAATGTTGCGGAACTATCGGATGAACAACTGCGCGCGGCCACGTCTCGTATCGCCGACTTGATGAGCGACGGCGGTGAAGGGGCGACCGCAAGGATTATGAGAGAACTTGGCGACCCATCAAGAGCAAAGAAGTTTGTGGAGTTGCTCAAGGTGGCGCCACCGCTTGTGGCAAAGGGCGTCACGAACCCCGTGACGATGGGCAACATCGTCGGCTCAAACACGCCCAGCATGAACCTGCTCGACTTCTAAGCAACCTTATCAGCACCACCACACCCCGCCGCTGGCGGGTTTTTTTGTGAGGACTAATGGCAAAAAATAGCTGGAACGACTACTCCGCGACGGCGGCAAATAACACCGACGTGGGCAACGTGAACACGTCCGAGACGATGAATCCGTCTGACGTGAACGACGCCGTCCGGGAGTTGATGAGCCACACGGCGGACGTGGTCGCAGGGACAGTCGCCCTGTCGTCGATCAACATCGACGGCGGATCTGTGACCGGAATTACAGATCTCGCGGTCGCTGATGGCGGTACGGGCGCCAGCACGCTGACAGCGAATGGCGTTCTCTTCGGCAACGGGACGAGCGCAATTGGCGTGACGGCGGTCGGGACTTCAGGGCAGGTATTGACGAGTAACGGATCGTCAGCGCCAACTTTTCAGGACGCCGCGACCACCTACACCCACCCAAACCACTCAGGCGAAGTCACATCGACCGGTGACGGCGCGACCGTAATCGCATCCAACGTGGTTGATGAAGACAACCTCAAGGTGAGCAACTCGCCGACTAACGGTTACATTTTGACCGCCCGGTCGGGCAACACTGGCGGGATGACGTGGGAGGCTGCTGCCGGTGGTGGTGCTAGTGATATTGATGGTTTGTCTGATGCTAAAAAACTCGGGACAAGCACCTACGGCATAGGCTCTGGCGCACTCGCTGCTGCGACCGCAGCCCTTGATGGCGGACGTAATACAGCGATTGGCGCTGATGCCGGTGGTGGCACAAAAGGCAATGGCGCAGGAAATGACCCGTTTGACAACACGTTTATCGGCCACAGTGCAGGTTACGGCGTAAACCAAACGGGTGGCACCTCGTCAAATGTCGCGATTGGCCGACGTGCAATGTGGTTGCATACGGGTTGTGTATATAACGTAATAATCGGCAAGGATGCAGGCGCAGCAATAAGTACCGGCGGTAGTAATACGGGCGTTGGCGAGCAATCATTAGTTGCAGCAACCACAGCGAGTCTATGCACAAATATCGGGCGTCTTTCTGGCCGACATATCACGACCGGCTCAAAGAATACCAGTCTAGGGTATGAATCTGGCATTCTAACCACGACCGGAGTCAACTGTACGTCGCTTGGTTTCCAAGCAATGCCAAGTTCAGCTTCAGCGTCGAACGAAGTTACACTCGGTGATAATAACGTAACTAAGTTACGCATCCCCGGTATTAATTTCACTGTTAAAGACTCGACTGCAACTGAAGATTACGTACTTACAGTTGATGCCAACGGAGAGGCTGGTTGGGAAGCGGCTGGTGGTGGTGGTGCTACTGATATCAATGGCTTGTCGGATGCTATAACTAATTCATATGGGGCCACAATAGGTCTTGGGACAAATGCGTTATTATCGGACGATGGTAGCTCTGGCAACAATACCGCAGTAGGTTCTTCTAGCTTACAATCTAATACTTCTGGCGAGTACAATACTGCGATAGGTAGTGGTTCTGGAACTAGTAATTCTACTGGTACACATAATACTTTTCTTGGTGCAAATAGTGGACAAATAGGAACACTTACCGGCAGTTTTAATACTGCTATAGGGTCAACTTCTCTACGCCAAATACAGGGTTCTGCTTCTGATAACATAGGGTCAGGATATTGGTCTGGTTACAGCTTAACTACTGGTCGAAGAAATATAATCCTTGGCCGTGAGGCTATGTATAGTTCAACGACCGCTCAGCACAATGTTGTTATAGGATATCATGCTGGTAGATCGGTAACGACGGGGTCTGGGAATGTAATGATCGGCATGACTGCCGGTAATCTGCATACAACAGGCGAAGACAATGTTTTTATTGGAAGACGTGCTGGGCATGGAGCGTATGTAGCCTCTACCGGAAATGTTGCCATCGGTGCGGAAGCACTAAACGCTCAAAGCGGTGGTTACGGAAATGTCTGCGTTGGCCGTGAAACTGGTAAGGCGATTACGTCAGGAAATTCCAATACGTTTATTGGAAATCTAGTTAACAATTCACAAACGACAACAGGCTCTAATAATATAACTATTGGGGCAAACGGTACTGCCAGCAGTGCTACCGTCAGCAACGAAATAACACTCGGTAACTCCAGCATATCCTCACTGCGTTGCCAAGTGCAGACCATATCTAGTCTGTCAGATCGTCGTGACAAGAAAGACATTGAAGAACTACCGCTTGGTATTGACTTTATCAACACACTGAAGCCCGTCAAGTTCACTTGGAATATGCGTGATGGTGCTAAAGTCGGTCAGCAGGAAGCTGGCTTTATCGCACAGGATTTGGATGAGGCACAGATCGATGCCGGTGCTGAAGATTATCTAAGCCTCGTTCTGAAAAACAATCCCGAAAAACTGGAAGCCTCATACGGCAAGCTTGTCCCTGTGCTGGTCAAAGCAGTACAGGAATTGTCGGCTGAAGTCGCAGCTTTGAAAAAGGAAATTAACAATGGATAACGAAAGAACCGCTGAAGAAATCGCGCAGGCTTACAGCGCAGCAATGGATTCGGTTACCCTGATTAACGCAGTCATTGCAGACCCTGCCACATACGCAAATGACGAGACTGTGATCCAGCGTAATGTTGACCATCTCAAAATTATGATCGAACAGGACTTTTGGACTGATGAAGACTTGGAACCGTTTAACGCTGCCATCGCCGTCGATACGACGGAATTTGACGCGCTTTTCGGCGACTGACTGAACAACCGCTTTGATTTTTTTTAACCTGCCTCTGGCGGGTTTTTTTGTGTGAGGGCTTATGGCTAAAAATTCTTGGAACGATTATTCGGCAACCGCCGCCTCAAACACAGACGTGGGCGGCATAGATTGCGATGAGGGCATGGCGCCTGGCAATGTCAACAATGCCATGCGGGAGTTGATGAGCCACACCGCAGACGTCGTGGCCGGCACGGTAGCCCTCTCAAGCATCAATATTGATGGCGGCTCGATCACCGGCATCACGGACCTCGCGGTCGCAGATGGCGGTACGGGCGCCAGTAACGCTGCGGGCGCCCGATCCAACCTGGGCGTCGTTATCGGCACGGACGTCCAGGCGTTCGATGCAGACATTTTGAAGGCCGACACAACGGACGAACTGGCCGTCGGTTACACCTCCGCCAACAGCGATGCAGGAACAAAAAGCAGCGGCACATTCACGCCTGACCCACGAACATCAAATTTCCAGCACGCAATAAATGGAGGAGCGCACACGCTCGCGCCACCTGATTACAATTGTACGATGGTGATCCTCTATAAAAATGCGTCTGCCGGCACCGTGACGACCAGCGGGTTTACTAAGGTAGACGGCGACGATTTGACCACGACCGACGGTCACGAATTTTTCATGTACATCACGCGCTACAACGACGGCTCGACCACGTTTTCGGCGCTGACGGTTAAGGCGCTTCAGTAATGCTGATGCCCTCCGTCCACGGCGGCATAAGCGTAATTTCTGATCTTACGCTCGACATTACGTCAAGCGCCAGCGAGCAGAACATCCTGACGCTGGCGACGGCGGCGGGTTACAACGCCGCAACGGACGACACCGCAATTATCGTCAATATTGCGTCAGGCGTCACGATCAGCGGCTCCAGCACACACGCGCTGCGGACAGGGGCGCTCAACGCTGACAGTGACCTGACGATCAACGTCGCCAGCGGCGCGGCAATCACCGGCTTCACGGGGGCCAACGGGGGTACTGGTGCTGCCGGATCAGCCGGGGGAGATGGCATCCTTTTTGAAATTTCGAGTGGCACCGGGACATATCTTGTTGACAACGACGGGACCATATCAGGAGGTGGCGGAGGAGGCGGCGGCGGCGGCACGGCTGGAAGTAGGCAATACTTATATAACGACGGAAAATATGAATATTGCGTTGGCTGGGCGACAAGCGCGGGGTCAGCCGGGTCAGCCGGGTCAGCCGGGAGTCTGGGCCAAGCGGGGTCAGCAGGGTCAGCGGGTTCACTGCCGGGTGGATCATGCCCAGTGGTCACGTCTCCGGGTTCTGGTGGCGCAGGAGGCGCTGCCGGGAAAGCTGTGAACTACGGGGGACTAACTGTCAGCACTACCGGATCAGCCGGTACATTTAATGGAGCGACAAGCTAATGGCAAAAGCACTCATACCCTTTTCCGGTGGTGTCAATTCAACCTACGCGCTTTGGCGTTGGCTAGTCGAAACAGACCATGAAATTGTGGCGAGCTACGCAGAGGAAGGCTGGCTGGCAGCAAAAATAGGCGACGACCCGTGGCGATGCTCACGCGAAACAACCGCTGTTGAAAAAATGGTCACTTGGCTGAAAGAAAACGTCCGCGATTTCACGTTTGAAAAAACGGATGTCTGGCCCGACTACGTAGAAAACGAGCAGCCGATTCGCGATGGTTTCACCAATACTCGCGACTACGGTATCATCGCGGCGCGTTACCAAGGCTATAGCAATCTGATCGACGCCCACACACCAGACATATTTGTGCCGGGTATTTCTTTAGAAAACACCGCGACCGATTGCGAACCCACTTATCGGCACTTGTACCTGCGCGACGGCATGGCTGTTCACTACGCTGGTGCGCGGAACCGCGAAGCAATCTCAGATGATTTTGATTACAATGCTATCGCGGCCACGCTAGTCGGTCGTTTTGAACAGCTTGATGCTTTGCCCAATGACCTACGCGCACTGATCGCGCCAAAGTCTGACGACCCATGGTCCGATGACGATTGGGGAAAGCTGACTAAAGGATACGAGCGCGTATATGAGCAGTCCGACATGACCGGTGCTGGACTTGACGCAGTTTTTGCAGAGCATGGCGCTTACGGTCAGTGGCGCGGTGAGGCCGATCCGGCAACCTACGTTTATCGAGGCGCTTGGGGCGTAAAGATTGCCGAGATTCTGGAAATAGACATATCTGGACCGCCGGAATGACGGCTCGACCATTTCTCGTGTTCCTTCTGGCTGTCATTTTGACGGCCTTTTTTGTGCGTAGTCCTCACTCGCACGATCTGCCGTGTTTCAAGCCGGAACAGGCTGACCTGATCCAGCCGCGCGACGAATTGCGCGGCTACGGGCTAACGAGTGAGGGGCTGATCAAGCTGTCGGTGACAGCCAGCGGCGCATTCCTGATTACGTTCAGCCCGCCGAAAACTGACGGCATGGTCTGCCTGGTGTGGCTGGGTGAGGGCTGGGAGTTCGTAACGCCGCGTGGCGAGGAGGCCGCATTGAATGACTGACCATATCAAAACCACGGTCGATATCTCCAGCCTGTTCATCGCCTGGGCCGCGCTGATCGAATGGCTCCCGGCTCTGGCTGCGCTGTTGTCCATCGTCTGGACCGGAATCAGAATTTACGAGTGGTTGAAGCAACGCTG